GGAGAGTAGAGTATGACCCTGATCCTCGCACCATTCGCTCAGTATAGCAAACACGAGGTCGTCATCCTCGTGAGCGACATGCTGCATGGACATAGGGTACTTCGGCTGCTTCAAAATCTGGACACTTGTATAACCGCCCGTGGTGGTTAGCGCCCCGGTAATGCGGGAGTCTTCTACGAGTGAAAGAGCACCAAACCGATGAACAATGACCAATTCGCCCGAGTTCGTGTACGCAAAGTAGGTCCGGCTACTGGACTTCCCGGTAAAAGCTTCATCGTCTATCGGCGTCCCGTCAGCCTGAGCCAGTCCTCCCCACTTCCAACCAGCCTCTTTGCTGTAGCTCTTGAACACTCTCATGAGAGCGTTGGGACTGATGTTTCCTGCGGCGTGCCAGAATGCTACTCCATCTGACACATTTACTGTCCCTGCTGACATGGGTCCCGTGTGAGTTTGCTGTACCCCCGTGTGGTCCAGGAGGTCTTCGTGGGTATGGAAGGGTGAGACCTCTAGTTGACCGCCAGCGTAGACGAAGAGAAATTCCCCGTTACCTGTATTAGCACCCGATAGGTCATCGTGCATGTACTTCTGATCCATGTCATCGATAGCCTGAGGCGTCTCGGCCGGGTAGGCGTCGCCCAATAGGTCTGCAAACTTATGAAGAGCATTGGGGTCATCGAATAGTCGGTTGGCCCGCTTGGCGAACCGCTCGGCCCGGTCGTTCTTGAGTGTGGGGACTAGCTCAAGTCCTCTATAGGATGGGTGCGATGACCGCTTGAAGACAATAGGCCCCGGCTGCGGCTTGGTCTTGCTATACGTGAAGTTGTCTCCCGTGAGATCGAGAACGTAGCCCCGGCCACGCTTCTGATTGTAGTCAGGGCTCACCCAGACGTAGTGCCCGCCCAGACGGCCCACACGTCCTCCTAGACGGCCCGCCAGCCAACTAGCGGTCACATAGCAGCACCCTACTGACGGCTGCGGATGCCCGTGAAACGACGGGTGCCGAACGTCGTCATCCCAAGCGCGCTCAGCGGCCTCTCGAAGTGCGTGTAGTTCTCCCTGGGCTAGCATGTCTCTACTATTAGGTTCTCGTCGGCCATCATCTTATCGACTTTAGCCTCGATATCGCCTAGCTGTCCTAGATGTCTCGCGGCCTCAATCTGCCGCCATGTCTCGAATTTCTCCGACTCGGCCATACGCCGCCACGCGATCTGAGTGTTCTTAGCCTGCGAGCGATCCTGACTGCTCTGGCCCACAGCACCGCTAGCACGGTGGACGATTCGGACTCCGCTCGAAGTCTTGTCTCGATGCTGACCCCCGGACCCGGACACGCGGAATGTTTGCTTATCGCAGTCCTTCATCGATACTCTGAAAAGTAGTTCGCGCATTAGAAAGGTAAGTCTACAGGAGCGGGGTGGTCGGGGTCCATGAAGGGGTTGGTAAACGGGACCTCTTTGACAATCATGAAATTCTGTCCGGCAGGAGCACGGCTACGGTCTCCCCGTACGTGGGTGCGCCACTTCAATCCCGTATTGCTCCCATCTTCCGGGAAAGGGAACGGTCGAGCATAGATGTCAGCAAGCGAGCGGCGAAAATCCAAGACAACGATGATACCAAGGATTCCCTGGTACCCTGCAAGTTTTCCCGCTTCATTCTTAGCCTCAACCTCCCACGGCCTAGGGTCCATCTTGTAACTCGCGTTGTCCACATTAGCTGTCTTTACCTCAATTCCCCACTCGGCGGTAGCACCATCAAGGGCGCTATTGTACTGATCGGACCACCATGTGATAGGACCGTACCCGGGAATCTCTTTCAACTCCTTGACGATCTGCTCTCCAAGCTCTCCCTGGCTCCCCGTGCCGTTTAGAGGCAGTCCCGACCGCGTATTGCCACCGGGATTGAATAGCTGTTGCTGAGCCTCGTTGTAGTAGCCCTGGCCCGCCTCGGGGGTAGTACCGCAGCTAGGACAGGTCTGAGTATCCGAATAGCCCGGAGCGTGCATGTAGCTGCAAGCCGGATTGGCACACGTCTCGTAACCCTGATTGGTTAGTGCGTCTCTTTCGGGGAGACCGGACGCCTCTTGCCCTTGCGGACCGGGGTCCTGGATCGGAGTAGGAGTGTACGGAGCGAGAGTGTCCATACTCCTTATTAGCTCGCTAGACGGGCTTACGCTTGTCGTGCTCTCGGATAGCTGAGATGTGAGCGCCCCCATCACAGTTGGCGCATAGAATCACCGGAAGTGTGGGCCGGAAGAACTGAACTGCGGTCACTTCACTCGGAAGAACGATGATCCGGTGTTCCGGAGTGTCTCCCGGTCTAGCCCGTTTGCACGCCTCGGGAATCTGGGGCGGCTCAAGAGTTGACACTAGAACTTCCCCGGGCAGATTCCGCAGGTATAAGACTTTCCATAGCGACGAGCAACTCGTCGGCACAGATTACAGTGAACCGATCTTTCCGAACAGGACGAATACCGGGCAGAAGGATAAGCGTAAACCGTACCTCCACAGGAACATGCGTACTCGTTCTTGATGGGTCGGTCGTTGACGACCGTCCGTTGAATGACTTGAGGCTTTCCGTCCATTACTGCTCCCTCTGGTTGGCGAGTTTCTTCATCACTTCGCTGGCGATAGTAACGAACGCGATTTCCGCTGCCCGTCCGGCTTCCGGGTCTATCTGAGCGCCAAAGAAGTACGGAGCTAGAGTGCCATCGTCATCGGGCGTCGGAGCCACAGTGACCACCATGAAAGCCGCGCCCGTAGTCAAGATCTCGATAGTCTTCTGAAGCAGATTAGCGTAGTTATCGATCTCTTCGACCTGTTCGGGTGGTGCCACACCAGCGCCCTGTAGAAGTCGCCTAAGAAGCTCGGGATCTGCTACTTCTTGCCCTCCGACAACAATAGGCTCATCATCGGGGATAGGTTCCTCAACGATGTCTGGGGGCGCAATTACCTCGAAGTGACTAGCGTACGTCCACATGTCCTTCTCGTTGTTGTATCGGTAGTGGTTCCTGTCCCACTTCACTAGGATGCGCTCAAAGCGCTCGGGATCGATAGTGAACTTCTCAATGAGTGCCTCGGCTCCCGCAAAGGACATAGGATAGACCTGATCAAACCCGGGACGAAGACGAACACGGGAACCAGCCTTGTACGGCAACGGGTTATTGCCCGCGTTCATCGGAAGCTTTCGATCATTGTCAGGCTAGTATAGCCTTCCTGAACAATTCTGACAAGAGTGTCGTTGTAGAGGTCTACGAAGCCCTCCATTACCTCGACTGGTACCCGGGTCTCATCGGGACGTGCCGCATTGCGCATTGTGGCCTCCCAGATGTTCTTGAAAAGAACAAAGTGAGTGTTGGCATGACGAACCTTCGCTACCTCTCGAACACGCTCCCGATGATCCACGGTCAAGAAAGTAGCATCCGCCACAACGTCCCTATGATAGCTTAGCATCATGTCAATCTCGCCGTAGAACACATCCCACGGGCTAACGGCCTCTTCGTGTGCCCGCTTCAAAGAGCCCGCAAGCCGCTTGCGGATCTCGTCCGACGACACAATCTTATAGTCCCGGAGAATCAGTTCAGCATAAGTGGACTTACCCGATCCAGGGAGACCAGCGAGGATTACTAGATTACTCACTGCCAACCCCGTCATACTTGAACTCAACCAACACCTTGACCACAGAATCCTTGATCTCTTCCGCTACGCTCGCGAAATCTAGGTCGGGCTCTCGCACGAGAAAGGTTGCACTTGTGGCCCCTGCAATCTGGTAGGCAAGCTCAAGGAGCTTGGTGCCAGATAGTGTATAGATGGTCTCGCTCATTGCCCTACATCGTCCAAGAAGCTAGAAATAGCCACATAGTCATCTGGCGACATCTCCGAGTGGTAGTCAATCCATTCCCTGATACGACCCAGGGCGGAGCCGTAATGCGCCACTTGAGCCGCTTCCTTCTCTGCCGCCACCCTCTCCATGCGCTGGTGATCATCTGCGGCTTGTGCCTGATGGGGGAAAGCGGGGACAAATGGTCGTTCAAGGCGCACTCTCTCCTGGTCAAATGCACTATTCTTGGGGAACAGACTCATCACCATTGATCCTCTCGTTGAGTAGTGACATGATGGATTCGAGTGACAGTGTGATCGGTGATGACCGATTCTGTCGATTGAGCTTGACGTAGCTCTCGCTCATGTCCTGAAGCCAGAAGTAGTTGTAGGCCGCCGTGATCGTCTCTAGGATCGTCAACGACTCAACCTCACTGAGGACAATGTCTGTGTTTGGGGTTACCTTAGGCATCGATTAGACCGCCCTTCTCGACCAGATAGGTTCGTAGGAGCGCCCAGGATGGAGCGAGGTAGACCCCCGGAACATCTGTGAGTGCCAGGTTGGGACTCCCAAGAAGTCCGAATCCAAGACGCTTTGTGTCCTCGCCATAGGACCCGTACTTATGCTTCCAGTGAAAGTCATACACGAACTCTACCAGGGTCTTGGGCCGATCGTCAATAATGTACTGACAATCGACTGTGTGAACGATCTTGCTCTCGAACGTGCAGACAAGGTCTCCATCGGGGAATCCTAGGTCCCTAATCCACTGCGCTGTCGCATCGTGACACCTAGGAGCCCGGGTCGAGATATAGAGGATCTCGTGTTGTTGAGCCAACTCGTGTAGTACATCCACAGCACCCGGAAATGGATCTTGTCTGAGGATCGACTCGTCTTCGTGGACCTTTGCGATTACATCCATCCAGAGATTGCCACCGCATATATCGTTCGGTGACCGCCAGTCAGACCAGACAGCGTATGACGCCTGCCGAGCCCTCTGTGCGTCTGGCCCGGACCAGTTAGCCAACTCCTGTCGGGCTGCCCCACAGTAGTCGTACATCGTATCGTCCACATCGACCGCGATTCTAGCCATAGAGCATCGACCCACTAAGTAGTACGTCGCCATCATAGCGGCCAATAGCCTCCACGATCTTCTCCCGTAGCTCATCAATAGTGCCATCGTTGACGATGGTCCGGTGAACGAGCTTTGGGTTGATACCCGACTCGGAGACATGCGCTTTGCCAATCCCGTGACCGGGGCGAACGATCTCCCAGATAACTCCATCATTCTCTAGGACGCGCTCGGCCTCATTGTCAAACCGAACGTCCGTGACCACAACCATTTCCTTCGTGGGGTTCCATCCGTAAGGGAGTGTCTGGTCGATCCAGAACGAGTCACCGAAGACATGACGGTGAGCCTCTGTGCCGAAGAATTGGAGGTACTCTCGGCCCGTGAGAGCCGCCAGGGAATTGTAGTTGTACGTATCCTCAACCCTGATCAGAGTCCCCTCCTTGAGACGGTTACAGAACTCGATGCACTCGGGAGCAGTGCCCTTGAATCCGAGGGCATACGCGGCCGACACCTTGAGCGGGTCGGCAAAGGCTCTCCGGACGACGCCAATACCCTTCAACGCCGCCCCCGACATCTCACCAATCTCCGTAAGGAGCTTGTAGGTTAGATCCTTGCCGCTCTCCGCTTCTCCATGCAGACCGATGATCACAGTTCGCCAGCCTCGGAGAGAATCCCTGCTGCGTCAAGGATCTCGTCATTACCGCTGTCCAGATCGGTGGCGATGTCGAATAGACGATCAATCACTTGCTCGCGGCGATTGGGAATGGACGGAATGGACGAGTAGTTAGACGAGTAGTACGTCACTCCGTCCGCGCCAAACGTGGATAGGTCAGGACCCGCCTGGAATCCAAATGTGACACCCGGTTCCTGCGGCGGGCATGAACTGCACGCATCACCAGCACCACAGGAACAGGACTGTGGACCGTCACAGTCGGTGCGTCCGCACGGGCAGTAATCGGGATCTTCGTCATCCGAATCGGGAATCCAGCCCGAGTCACCGTCCATGCTGTCCTCGACGCAGAACTCACACTGGCAGAAGTCCTCTTCGTCATTATCATCCTTCGGCATTGGAATAAGGCTGCTCAGATAGTCCGAGAAACTCGTGAACCTGTCCGCGCTCGTATCCGCAGCCGTGCTTAGATCCTGCTCTTCTTCGCGACAAGGGATGCAATCCGCGTTGTCACACTGGAAATCATACGACATGTCTTCTCCGATATGGATACAACCAATTTGAGCGTGTGCCCAAACTGGTCCAGGGCTTGTTCTAGAAACTGTTCTGACGATCCGGGGTTGGGTCTAGCTCTGTGTAAATGAGAGCAGGAACCCATGTCTCGCGGACACTTCGTTGGCTGTGTTGATGATCTCAGTCACCGTGTCATCCGGAATGACGTTACCGTAACCATCCCAGATTGTCAAATTGACCGCATTGGTCCGCTCGACGTAACCCTCCTTGCGACGCTTGATTGGCTTACGGGCAGGCTTGCGCCCCTTCTTATCTGACATTAGAGGTACCTTTGGTTGGGTGTCACAAAAATCGCTGGTCCCGGAAATACAAAGTTCCATTCACGTATGTAATCAACTCTAGTTTGAATTTCCCGTCCGGCCATACCGTGGCTACGCCTGCTCCTTGTTGCCAGTCAGGATTTACTGCATACCCTAGACCATCAGAGGTACACATACAACCTGTCTCCATAGCCGCGATGACACCGGGGTTACCGTCAATGTCATGAATCGTCTTATGAACGATTGACTGACGGTGAACGTGACCGATCACAACCGAGTGACCGAGTGACTCTAGGGAGGCTAGTGCAGAGGCACCAGCACCCTTCTTGACTAGCCACCCGTGGCGGGCCGCTAGATTCTGACACACCTTATGCGAAGCGTGCTCGTAACCACCGTCCGGCTGGATGTACTTGATCCCTAGCTCGTCCAAACGGAGTAGGTTCGGAATGGACATGACGGGTCGCTCTTCCTTCTCACCCGGAGCCTTGGCTCGGCGGACACCGTAGATCCGTGGCATCTTGTTGAGGATAGCGTCACGGATACGGGCATCGTGGTTACCTTCCAACATAACCCAGTCTGTCTCTTCACTGGCCTGCACGTATTCGCGCTTGACCATGTAAGTCGAGTCGAGGCATTCCTGAACGGTTTCATCCCATTCAGGGTTGTCGGTGTACTTCGACAACGTTGAGAAGTCACCAGAGTCACCCATCATGACACCCTCTGTCGGCTTGTTGTACTCAAGCCACTCTAGGAAGAGTGAATGGAGACGGCGATCATGCTTCGGTGCCTGCTGGTCGCCGACGAAGACGATCCTACGAATCGCGTTGTCCGGGTTGTACTTGATCCTGATCGGGGCTCGCCGGATGTAATCGCCCGGGATACGAGCGGGAAGAATGAGCGTCAGCGGAGTCTTCCGCTTGAAGTTCACCTTCAACTGCTTCATCAGGACGATGCGGTTGTCTCCGCTTGCCTTGTCTGAAGTCATAGCGTTCCACTCATTGACCTGAAGGTTCACAACCTCCCAGTCACCGGGCTCTAGGCCGCGCTCGCGGAGTAGATCGTCAGGCGTATTGACGGTTGTCGCCGGATGAGTGATGATCTCGGCGTCATTGCCATCAAGCTTGAATCCTGCCTTTTCCGCCGGACTCTTCCGAATCCCCCAACGACGCACAGCCCGTCGAATGGAGTGTCGAGTTGTATGCAGACCATGAAAACTCTCTAGAGAGTCCGCAATCTGCTGATATGAGCGCCCCTCGCTCACATACTGAGTGATGAGATCCCGGTGCGCTTCAATCGGGCTCGGATTATTTAGGCTCAATCGTCATCCATTCCGTTGTCGAGTCTCGCGCCGGGTGTCAATCTTCTTCCAGCAGCCGATACTTTCTAACCTTACTGGCGCGCGGGAGGCGAACAACTGTGTCATCTGCTCTTGCTTCTCTCTTACGCAGCCCGTTCGATAAGTCATCATCAACCTGGACGTTACCAGCCTTTTCGTGTTTAGACAACTCTTTGGTGTCACAGTCACAGTGACTCTCGCCACAGTGTGGACACGTCACTTCAAAATCTCCATCCTTGCTGTCCTCAAGATCGCTCTTCACAGAGCCACCGTAGTTGAGGCCGGGACGACGTTCATTACTGATGTCCGGGACCGTTCCTGCCGGTCCGGGCTGCATCCCTCCACGGGGCGGTGCGCCGCCTCCTGGGGGCGTTCCACCGATACCGCCCGGTCCTAGGGCTCCCATGCCACCAGGGGGTCCTCCTGGGGCTCCCATGCCTCCGGGCATTCCGGGCATCACGATTGGGCTGCTGGGGCCGCCGTGGGGTCCCATACCGCCTCCTGGGGGCATGGGCGGTCCACCCGGGGGTGCGCCTCCGCCTGGGGGTGGCGGCGGAGCCTGTCCACGGCTCGCTTCAACCTCTGCCTTGAGGTCCGGCGGAATCGGGAGACCGGCCGCCGCGAGAGCGTTGTAGGTCTTGACCTTGGCGGCCTGCTGAGCAATAGTCTTCTTTTCGAGATCCTCGTTGTACTGAACGACCATCTCGTCAAAGTCGATGTTGACACCCAGCATGAGCTTCTCGTCTGGAATGGGGACGCCTTGCTGACGTAGGGCCTGGAAGAACTGGCGCTCGGTAGCCTCGTCGCGAAGGTCAAGCACGGAGAAATCAAGTTCCACATCAATAAGCTTGTGGCGCTCTTCGACGCGCTTGTTACCCTCGTCGTCCTCAACAACAACCTCTTCCATAACGGGTACCCGAGTCTGACCGCGTGTCTCGTAGTCATAGTGACCCTGAGCTTCAGCGACAACCATCGCACGCTCTAGGAAGTGGCGCTTCAAGTGACCCTGGTAAGTACGGAGAACCTGGTTCATAAACTCAGCCTGTAGAGCCGACGATGCGTACGGCTGTGAGTTGGCACCGGCTGAGAGCAGTGACGGGTTGATGCCGAAGATCTGCATGAGGCGACGCTCGATGCGGTCGAAGTCGTCACCTAGACGTGGCATCTGCTCGCGGCCAAAGACGTTAGTGATGTCCAGACCCATGTGGTGGACTAGAAGGCGAAAGTCACTGGACAGTGCGATGTCCATGTCATCACGCAGGGCGTCTAACTCGTCGGGCGATGGGAACCACGGACCCTGCCCGTCACCGAGATCGGTGATGCCCATCTTAGCCAGGATGAGCGGCGAGTAGAGACGCTCTGCAATGGCATCCTGCGATGCTAGGAGCTTCTCTTCGTGGATGAGGGTACGGAGGCCGCGTAGGAGCATCGGCGTGCCGTGGTCATCCCAGCTAGTGAACTTGTTCGCAACCTGCTTGAGTAGAACGTCGCTGATCGGGATGTGCTCGTTCTTGCGCAGGTACGGGATCAACTCGGGGAAGTTCATCTCAAGCATCCGATACTCCTTGGCGGGCTGCTTGGTCTGTGCCAGTTTCTTGAGGTAATCCGGCGGGACAATCTTCAACTGTCGGGAGCCGAGCAGAGGGAAGTTCTCGATAATGATGTCCTCGGGGTTCAGAAGCTCTTCGCGCTCCCAGATACCAAGAGTGTCATCGAATGATGCAAGGGGGAATGCCTCGCCGACTAGGAAGTGCTCTCGACCAAGGCCGACGAAGAACTCGGGGTAATCAAGATCATTCATAAAAAGCTCTTCGTAGAACTTTGTCGCCTTCTTGTCCTTACATTTGATGGACATACCTGAGAGCGGAAACCGCGTGAAGATGTCGATGAGGATGGGGACTAGATAGTGAGTGGCATAGTAGAGTCTTAGCCACTTGTGGAGCTTGTGTCGGTGACCCTCGTCCGCCATGTTCCACGGCAGTCCAGTGATGTCCCAGTACTCAAGGGGGTCATAGAACCGTGGCATGGCCGCGAACACGTCGCCCCCTCCACCAGTACCGATGTTGGACTGACGCCTCATGCTCGACGCTGTGCGCTGACGCTTCATCGAATTGATGATGCGAGTGTTCTGCTGGATGTCGTTGGCCGCCGCTTCTGAGTTGGCCGACGTATCGAGGAACCCATACCGCTGGGATGATCCCGCGCTG